GTTGTATCATATTCAAAAACTATTGTCATTGTAACACCATAACGTGCTACACTATCTGTTCGTCTTATTGCTATAGCTTCACCTTTACTAAACGTCCAATCAGCAGGACAATCTTCTGTAAATTTTCTATTAAAAGCAGCTGTTGTCATGTCACTACCTCTTTGGTCGGTAGTTAAATTAGAATCATCACCATCTATATATACTTCAAATGTGCTTGTACCTGATGCATTGTTTTGATGAAAAGAACTTATTCTTAATATTTTGCCATCAAAAGGTGCAACATACATTAATGTATATGATGCAGTAGATAAAGAACTATTTTCAGATGTACTAGAACCACTTAATGTTATATAAAACCCACTTGTAGAACTACTCCAATACGCAGCAGTTTTAGTGTCTATTAACTTGTTTGTAGTAGCTATAGTGTTTCCTTCTATTGTAACTGTCCCAGCCGCACTCCTTGCTATAGTAGTATCACTTGCGTGACCCAATTCTATAGTACCAAGCTCTACTGCTGTAGATGTAGATGCTACAAGGTTGGTCGCAGTAGTTGCGGTAGTTGCAGTAGCAGCGTTACCTGTACAAGAACCAGATGAACCAGATACATTACCTGTTACATCTCCTGTAACACCCCCAGAAGCAGTAATAGCTCCTGCAAAATAACTATTTCCAGCAGCAACGTAAAGAGACCAGGGATTAGTAATAGTTTGATTAGTTCCCACTACTGGAGCCCCCTTTATATAAACTGTGCTAGCATTTGTGGTTGTTACAGATGAATTTGAAGCTAGTAGTCTAGGGTTTTCAAAAGTTATATGATTGTATATAGCAGCTGTTCCAGACGCAGAAGTGTTATTGTCTGTTACATCCATAGCATCAACATGTAACGCTACACCGTCACCGCTAGGTGTAACTGATACGTTAGCATCTACTATAAGACCTTTTGATGTTACCGAACCAGCTATAGTTTTATTACCTGCTGTTAAATTTGTAGCTGTTGTCGCATTACCTGTAGTATCTTGATTACCTGCAGTATTTACTCCTGGTAAATCTATATTAGCAGAACCATTAAAAGATACACCACCTATATTTCTTGCAGTATGTAAAGTTGTTGCAGTGGCTGCTTGTAAGTTTGCTACTGCTGTAGTAGAAGATACTGTAAATGGTGCTGTGCCTGTAGCTACATCAGATGTAAAAGTTTGAGCTTTAAAATCATAAGAACCTATATCTAAATCTGATGCTGCATTTAATGCTGAAACACCAGTATCAATAAATGTCATTAATACTTCATCATTCTGGTCTAAAATATGACTAGAGTCTGCATCAAATCTAATAGAGTCACCGTTGTCCCCTTGAATATCTAATTTTTTAGCAACGTTTAATTCTCCTGTTATATTTATAACAGAACCCGTAGTACTACCTAGTGTAAGGTTAACTTTATCTTCAGTATTACCACTTTCTATTATAAGACCATTAACTATTTCTCCATCATGGGATGCTACAGCAAAAGCTAATTTACCTTCTTCAGCAGCATTAGACGCGTCTTTTACTACTCCTCGTATTCTAGCAAATAAAGTTTGTTGCTGTGCGGAGTCATCTGCATAAAATTCAATCTGTCCTGATACATCATTGTCAGCACCTGCAGCACCTTTATTTTTTACAAATCGAAGAATAGAACCATCCGCATTATTTCCAGTATTTATAATTTGAATTTTATTTTGGCTAGAAGAACTAACATCAAACTCACTAGCTTGAAATAAAACATTAGCACCATTATTAAATGTTAAATCACCACCATCCATATCTAAAGTTCTATTGCTAGTAAACGTTAAATCAGTGTTAGCGATGTTTGTATTAGTATCTGTATAATTATTACTATGTACAGTACCAGCACCATCAACAGTCAAATCAGGCGAAGCAGTTGCACCAGTGGCTATACCATCTAACTTTGTTTTGTCACCATTAGCAAAAGCTCCTTCTGAAAGTATCGGCTGCTTAGTAGCAATATTATTTGTAACTGTAGTAGAAAAGTTTTCATCATCACCTAAAGCTGCGGCTAATTCATTTAATGTATTTAATGTACCTGGCGCAGAATCAACTATACCTGCAACTTCATTATCTACATAAGCTTTGATAGATTCAGCTGATGCTATATTACTAGATGACGCGCCACTCATTGTGTCTGAATCTATGAGAGTAGGAACAGTTGGTATTGTAGTGTTACCCTCTAAAGCAGTACCTGCTGTTGTTCCAAAACCAGGAAAAGAAGTTTTAGAGTTATTAGTAGCTACATTAGACTCAATTGTATCTAAATTAACAGGTTGTGTTACAGTTATGTAAGCCATTTTTAACTGCTGTGCAGTTGTTGTAGTCAATGCAGTATTTACATCTACACCGTCTACAGTTCCAGAAATAGTAATGTTACCTGTAATATCTAAATTACCTGATAGCGTTGTATTACCTGACTCATCTATAACTAAAAGATTTGAGCCTCCAGCATTTTGAAATCTAAAATGGCATACATCAGGATTGCTTGTTTGGTCACTATCACACACAAATATCAAATCATTGTGCGACTGTATATAAAATATATCATCAGCAGGTCCTCTCAAATATCCAGGACTTTCACCGTCTATTGTCATACCAACTGCGTGTACAATACCACCTAATACAACATTATCTTGTATTTCTTGACCTGTTATAGTCTTGTCAAGTATCTTTGCTTTTGTAATAGCATTTTCTGCTACCTTAATTGTAGTTATTGAACCGTCTGCAAATTTTTCTGACGTTAACTCTAAATCATTTATAAGTTCTTTAACTATTGTACCGTCTACAATGTGTTCTGCTCCAACAGAATTGTCTGCTAATTTTGTGCCATCGACTGCATCATTAGATATTTTACTTCTTGTAACTGCGCCAGTACCAATTTTAGCTGATGTAATTTGTTGAGCGCCTATATCATTTGTGCTTATAGTAAAGTTTTGTATTTGCGCAGAAGTTATAGTTCCGTCTAATATTTCTGTACTAGTTACAGAATCACTACCAATAGCAGCAGTACCAGGTATACCTTGGTCACCTTTTTCTCCAGTTGCTACAAAAGTAACTATAGGACTAGAAGCATCTGAAGTAATAATTTTTTTTGCTTCATCTCCTATTTGTAAATTTATTGTAGGAGTCGATTTAGACTTTAATGATATGTTTAATTCATTAGACACTAATCAATAACTTTAAATTTACCATGAAGTATTGTGTGTGTTTCTGTGCTTGATATTATTTTAAGCGTGTAAGTGTAGCTACCTACCTGTATGTTCATGTTATCATAAGAAACATCACTTACGCCATCTGTATTAACTGTAACTGATGGAACGTTAATAGATATTACTCCATTAGTAGGAGTTGCTACAGTTATTGTTGCAGGTTTTAATGTTTCTGTAGTTCCTGTTGCTGCTGTTCCAGTTTTTGTAAACTTTTTTACTTCTATATCGCTAGAATTTAAAATAGAAAAATTTATAGTTGTAAAATTTGTTAAATCAAAAGCAGTTGAATCGCTGTTAGTTACGGTTGCTTCTAAAAAAAACGAATCATTTTTTCTAGCAGTTATATCAACATTAGTTGATATGTCAGAAGATATTTTAGTAGCCATTATATTTTAGTTGTTATTTGTGTTTTTGTTTTAGCTTCAACAACTTGCGATTTAACGACAAGCTTAATCTTTAAGGTTTTTTTAGATGCAGATACTTTTAATGTTGACATATACAAAAATACTAAAATTTATTAAAAGCTAAACCTAGCGTAAAACCACTTATAGTGTGTATATACTTATCTCCAAACTGACCCACATTAAGACCTGTTTCAAAAGTTGGGTTAATTTGTTGTAAATTTTCAGAATTAAATAGATATAGTCTATATGTTTCACCTGCTGTTAAGCCTGGTTTACTTGTGTCTAACGCATCATTTCCTAATACTGGTAGCTGTAAACCTTTAAATAAAGAATTAAGTCTAATAGATTTTTGATTTAAAAATATTTTTGCTTCTCCTAAAATTATAAAGTTGGTTGAATTTGTTACAACTATAACGTGTTCTTTATATACATTTCTAATAAGCTCGCATGCCTGGTCTTCTGCTATGTATTGTTCTTGTCTTGCTTTAGTAAAATAAGCATCAACTTCTTGTATAAATTTATTAATAAACACATCTTGTCTAATAAAAAACTTTAAAGGAACAACAGGAATTGGGTCGTCATATGCAGGTTTTTTTAGTTTACTATCTAATACTTCTTGCTCTGAACCATTTAATACTTCTATAAAAAAATGTAATAAAAAATGCTTAAAGTCAACTCTAAGAGGTTCAAAAATTGATTCTAACAAAATTCTATACTTAACTGCAGTAGAAAAATTTGCAGAAGAAGACATTACTAAATTAAATAAAATAGAGCTTGAAAAACCTACATTCATTTGTGTATCATTAGACTCAGCTACATTTTCTACACTTACTTGTTGAACAGCTTCCTGTGATACAACAGTTTCTTCTACTAATTCTTCTTGTGCAACAATTTGTAGTTTTGGTTTATTCCTAGTAAGGTTTTGTGTTTTAAATCTTATTTTTGTCATATATTTGCTCTTACTTGATAACCTTCTCCTGGTTGTAAATCTCCAATACCATTAAAATAATATTCTGGCCAATAAACTTCAGCACTATAATTTTTAACAATTTGAAGTTGGTTATTATTTGTCATTTCTCCAAACCATTGTACTGCATCAAAAGGCTCTAAACACGGATAAGCTATTATATTCCAACCATCAAGAAAATTTATTCCTACATCAGAAGAACCACCATATTCTGGGTCAAATAATTTATCACCTTTATATTTAAATGTAACAGGAACTGAAGTTCTCATTTGGTATCCTTCCATTTGTACATAATTACCTATACCATTAAAATCAAATTCAACAAAAAAAACTTCAGCAGCATTGTTTTTAAACATTTGTAATACGTTTTTAAAAGCAGTATCACCGCTCTTATAGTACAAAGGTTGTGTATCTTCAGGAAATTCATACAAATGGTTTCTTAAAAAATCTACTACGTCAAACGTAGTATCAGTAGTTCTAGATAATTCTGTAGGGTTTGCACCAAAGTTTTTTTGTAAAGTTAAAATATCTAAAGGGCAAGACATTATACTCCATCCTGCAGGATAAGTATACATTACTTCTATCGTATTATCTGTAACTGTATTTACAGCCTCTATAGGTTCGATTGTAAAATTTATTACAGAATTAGATACAGGAAAGTCTGCTCCTTGTTCTAAGTCATGTATTACAGCTACAGCGCCAGTTGATATATCAAATATTCCAATTGAACTAAAAGAATGTTTTAACTGTGTATAATTTGCAGGAGTAACAACACCTCTAAAAGCTCCTGAGCTACCTTGGTCTTCAGTTATAACTGGGTTCATCCAAGAAGGTGTGGTTGAAAAACGAATAAATAAACTATAAGTTACAGTACCTGTTACCACACTATTAGATGGTAAATAAAAATTAAAATCTATATCAGTAGATACAGTGCCAGAATTTAAATTAGTTATTTCTATAGATTGCTCTAAAGTATATGCACTTGCAAAACCAGTACTTCCTCCTGTTGGTATAAGTGTAATTACTAAATATGTAGTATTTAAAGGGTAAGAATTTCCAAAATGACTTGTTTCTAAAGATGCAGTAAATCTATGTGGGTTTTCATTTGTAAGACTTAATGTTTGCGCACATTTTAAATTAACCGTTTGTACTCCGTTTACTCCTGTTAAATAAATATTAGCTCTATTACCTAAACCTATTAAACTAACGGCGTGGTAACCTTGAAAAATATCTCCATCAAAAAAACCTATTATTGTTTCATCTGAATCTTGTAAATTATTAAAAACAAAATTAGGATAAACACCAGCAACAGTTCCTACATTATTAATTAATGAGTTTTGTACAAATAATTGATTAAACCCCCACGCGTTTCCACTTATGAATGTATCATTATTATTTGCTTCAGCAAAAGTTGAATCTGTTATTATATTAGACATCAGAATAGCTCTATAGATTGACCTTCAAGTTCAATACCTTCAATGGAAAAAATATTTGGTGTAGCAGTTTTATCCATTTCTGAAAATGTAGTATTTAATTTATCTAATGTTAAATGAATTACTGTGTTTTTATTAACAATATTGTTTCCATCTGGTCCGTCATAATTAATTACTATTTTACCGTTATACGTTCCTGGAAATTTAGGAAAGCATCCTAATATAAATTCTATGGTATCTTGTGAAGAGTCAAAAGGTTCTAACACAGTTTGTTTATAAAAAGGTCCTATTCTATAATAATCGTATACTGACAAACCAAAAAGTTTTGGAGCTTGATTAGGAAAAAAATAATATTGTGGATGAGTAATTCCTGGACCTTGATAATATTGATACCAAATTGTGTTAGGACTAAAAATAGTACCTATTTGTCCTGATGGAACAGGATGCGCTAAAGGAACTTGAAATATTGAATTAGGATGGTCAGGAAAAATTTCCATACCAGGAACCGAAATATTACCTAATTGAACTGTTCCTATTCCTGAAGCATTAAAATTTGTAAAAGGTTCTGTATTATTATAAACTATTGTATTTGGAAAAAAAATCCACGGATGTAAATAATGATAAAATAAATTAGGGTTTAAATTATGGTTTCCAATCTCACCTGAAAGGTATCCATTATCATTTAATATAAAAACTTTATTAACCGTAAGGGGCGAACCCCCTACGTTTTTTATAAATAGTTTTTCTATTTTACCTGATAAACCATTCCAAGTATAATCTAGTACCATAAAAATATATCATCCTGTTTGAAGCGTTCCAAAGTCTATAGTACTTTCATTTACATTAGTGTTGCTTTCTAAGTCTGAAATTACTGCTTCTGCACTTAAGTTAGCAAAATCTACTTTAACTAAATAAGTATCTTCATAAACGTGTTGGTGTTCTATATGACTAGCAATAGTTTTTCCATTTGTAGTTGAATTTGTTAAAAATTCTTGATTTGTTCCGTATTTTTCTAACTTATCATGAATTATATATCTTACTCTTAATCTATTCATATAGATACCAGTAGATAATTCATTGTTTGTTGTACCAGTTAAAGCATTATTATCTAACGCAAAATATATTCTAGGTCTTTTACTAGAACTATTAGTTTCATAATTTGCATACAATGTATTTGTATCAAAACCATCTACTACAGTATCTACTTTACCTGAAAGAGTTCCTATAGGGTTAGGTGTAACATTAAAAGTACCTTCAACTGCACCTGCACCAATTGATAAAAAGTCTGTATTATAATAATTTCTTGTAGGTTTATTTCCATGTGCAGAACTTACACCTTCACCAGTAGATACTGCAGCTTTAGCCCATGACGTTAATGCGTTAGCTCCCTCTTCTTTTTTATCAACAATATCCCATATAACATAATCAGGTTGTGGGTAGTCTAACAATACATCAACTGTACCAGAACCCTCACTAAACGTTTCTGGAGTTATACCATCATCTTCTACCAATTTCATTGTAGTACCATTATAAACACTTAATCTAGCGCCTGCAGGTATAGTAATACCACTTGCGTCGCCTGGCGCAACTGTAATTTTCATATTATCTATAATGTTTGCATTAGCAGCGTGAGTTGCCGTAGTAGCACTTGTAAGAACTAATGTAACTGCTAATTGAGGACTATCTCCACCACCTACATGAGGAGCAGACCATTTATATCTATTTTGTTCTGTGTGTAAAGCTGTTTTATATATTCCATTAGCTGAACTACCTGATATATATCTAGGGTCACCATATGTACCAGCACCTGCGTCACCTACCTTATTTTCTAAATCTATAGACACTAACTGACAAGCAAAATCATTTTCATTTTTAAGATTAAATCCTATAAAAGCTTCATATCTTGCTTTACTTGCATTAATTACACTAGTAGATGCAATTAAAACACCTTTATTGTCATTTGCAGTTATATCCATATCTTTCATTCTAGTAGGTGTTGTACCACTAAAAACACCTTCTGCTAAAGGACCAGGCAAGGTACCAGTTTTAGCAGTTGTATTTAAAGTTTCTATAAAACCATTCTTAAAGTACTTTTCGTATTTAAAAGAAGCTGGTCCATTAATAGGATATTTTGCATAATAATAATTATCACCAGCTGTTGCACTAGCATACTCATGCAATACTCCAAAACCACTATTAGTTAAAGATGTGTTACTAGTTTGTGGCTGACAAGAAGATGTTAATATATCATTAGTCCATGTAGCTCTATCATCTGCGCTTAAAGAATGCGTACCAAAAGTGTTATCAGCAGGATAAGTTGTTACATATAAAGTAGGCGTGCTTGGAGCATTTGTAATTCCAGTATCACCAGTTATTCTTAACCCTTTCCATTTTCTATTTCTAGTTTTTGCTGTAAACTTAAAATCTAATGTTTCAAAAAAGTTACCACCAACAAACTTTTTGCTAAAAGAACCAAATTTACTTGCTAAATCTATACATGCTTGACTTATTTTTACAGTTGCTGAATCTTCAGAACGACCTATATGGTCACAAGCTTTTTCTGAACCTGCCGTAGGTACTGGGTTTCCGCCAGTATAAAGAGCTTGACAATCTTCATAAGCCATGTTTGGAGAAGTGTATGTTAACTGTAATAATATTTGTTTATATTTTGCATTAGCTGGATATTGATTTCCACTATAAGTGGACCACGGTATTGTTGCTGTATCTCTTTGAAAAATATTTTCAATAGTACTGTCGGTTGTTTGTGCGTTTTCACTTGAAGTATCAGTAATACCAGCTGGGGTAAATGTTCCTCCACCACCTGCAACTCCTTCAGTAACACTAATTTCAACTCCTTTTTTAGTAAAATTTGTACTTTCAGCATCAGAATTATAAGGCTGGTGGTCAGTATTTACGTTACCATTCCAATCAAAGTTACCTACAAAAAAATGATTTAAACCAGAAATGTTATTAAACTGTAAATTTATATCTGATAAAGTATCTGTATTACCACCTTGTGTAAGACCAAAAGTAAAATAATCAAATATATGTTTGTGTTTTGTTATACTTACTTTACCATCAGACGCACTAGAAGCAGTAATATTTAAAGGCGCTCCAGTCATGTTAGCAGCATTCTTTTTTACAGTCATTGCTGAATAACCTGAAGATGTTATACCATGTATACTTTTTGTTATATGACTATCAGTAAATCTGTCTAAGTCAAAAGCATTAGCGTGTGAACCATTTAATTCTGCTAACTCTGTAGCGTCTGCTATATAATTAGTATATTTAGATAAGGTATTAACATTTGTAGACCAAGCGTAATAATCACCTACTACAAAATATAAAGTATCTTGTTCTGTTGTTTCTCCATTTCCACCATTTTCTGCTGCTGATGCATCACTAATCCAAAATGGGTTATAGAACATAGGTAGACCCATTGCGTAAACTCTTCTATTTTTTGCAGTTCCAGCTGCGTTAAAATGAGTTGTTACTTGAGGATGTAAGTATTGATTTCTGTATGTTACATTATCATAGTCTGTTCCTGTATATCTAATTCTTGCATAAATAGATTGACCTGCTGATAATTTATAGTATCGTTCACCAGATACGCCATCATCAGCTAAAGTTATATCAGCATTGATATCATCTGCAGGAGTTCTTAACCAATAAAGTGCGTAGTCATCTAGAGGAACAGTATCATATACAAAATTATCTGTGTTAGCTTGATTTGTTGTAGTTACAGAAAGCTTTACTAATTTATCAGGAACAGCTGTTCCAGTAGTTATAAGCCTTACACCACCAGTTTGTGGAGTTTTATCAAATACTCTAACATACATATCTTTATAATCTATGTCAGAATCTGGTGTTTCACCACTTGCTACTGTGTGACCTTTTTGTGAAGCCTTATAGCCATATGGCATTTGTAAACCACTTACATGATTATCTACTGTTTCATCATTATCATGTTTCATTAGTCTACTAAAATTTGTTGATACAGATGGTACGTTTGGGTCTTGGTCAGCTTCTTCACCTGCAGCTACTACAACCCAAGGAACTGATTGCGTGTTAACACTAGAAGTTTTAGCAGTTACAATACTACCTATGTTATTAGTGCTAAATGTTCCAGTATCTGTATTCCAAAAACCTTGTTCGTAATCTAATGCACCTCTTCTATAAGATGTTACATGTAAATCAAAACATATATCTTGTATTTCAGAATTAGTAAACGAAACACATAATTTAGAGTTGTTTGTTATATCCATTTCACCTATAGGTGCGCATTTTACAACAAAAGCTGCATATTCTGGATAAGTTACACCACTAATTTCAGTTGCAGAAACAGCGTTTCCTACAACGCCATGAGCTCTTAATCCATGTGGGTCACCATTTTCATTTTTTGGATTATAAACTGGAATATATTTTACATTAGTATCGTCAAAACTACCCGACACAACATCTCCACTAGTTTGATTTAACGCTATATAAGCTATAGGGTTTATACCTGTATTTAATTTGTTATTAGTTTCACTAGAAGGCCCATCTAAATCGTCAAATTGGCTTGGGCTAAGAACATCTGAATTAAATGCATTAGCATGAAAGTCACTAAGTTGTGTTACAAGGCTAAAAGGGTTTGCAATAGCCCCGTTATTAAAAGTTATTTCAACATCGTCTATAACTAATTCACTGTCGGCAGCACCCATATTCTTAATTATAAGAACGGAATACGCCTGTACTGGTGCGTCATCATCTGTTGTGTCTGTGCTAAATTGATATACATCAAACTCAGTATCTGCATTAGCAAAAACACTAAGATTAGATGAGTTGTGTATGTAATAATATGGGTTTGCGTTATTTGTAACACTACCATATGTTGCTACATCTGAAAAAGCTAAAGGAAATTTACCTGCCATTTTATACTAATTTAAGATAGGTTGAGTCTGGCTCAAACCAAATTATTTTTTTATTTTCTTTATTAGGTATGCAAAAGCCTAAGCTTCTTACCCAATTACCGCCACCTGTTGCGGGAACTATATCTAATATGTTATTGTTATTTAAATATAAAGTAGAACCAACAGACCAGTTGTTTATTTTACTATCAGGTATTTCTAAATAACCTTTATGCATGACTTTTAATGTAGTTCCTATATATGATATAAAAACAAACAAGTTATTAAAAGCACCTTTTGATGTGTTATTAACGTCTGCTTTATTTAACGCAGCGTTGTATTCGTTAGAGCTGTGATTAAAATAAACTAAATCACCATACTCAAAAGTACCACTTAAAGTAAAATCTTCAAACGTGTATTGAAAAGCATTTAAAAGCTGTGGTACTAAACTATTTGTCTGCATACCTACTTGCAACTCTACTGTTTGCTGAAACGTTATACCACCAATAGCTGTTGATGGTGTATCAGCAGCAGTAGTAAAAAAGCTAGGGCCTATAGGGTTTAATATAGCTTCGTTTACAGGACTTGGGGTAAAAACATTACTAGATACAGTTGAAACATTAGGAGGTACTACCGCACTAGGTGTTGCAGTAATATCCATTTTAGCTTGAGCTGTTGCTATTCCTATTGTAGCTTCATGCATTACAGTTGTGTTATATCAGCTTTAAGGGTAAAAGTACCATATAGCCAAGTAGTATACTCAGTGGTTACAGTAGTGCTTGTACGTTTTCTAATTTGTAAATCGTAATTATAAACACCAGGGTCAAAATTCATATATGTATATGGAGCGCTTATTACTATTCTATTACTTGCAGTATCATTTACCATTGCTCTAAAATCTATACCACCACCAACATCAGGTGTACCAGTATTATCAGTTACTTCTTCAGAAGTTCCATAATAATTTCCTTCTGTAGTAGGCGTTCCAGGAGAACTAGTAGGGTCAGAGTCTACTTCTGTATCATCACCTGTCCATCTTGCTGAATATATATTAAGTTTAACATCACCTGATGATGCATCAACTATAGACATTTTGCCTTGATATATATTAGAGTCAGTATCATTAGTAATAGGACCCACCATAACTAAACTAAGGTTGCCGTCAGTCCCCGCATTATTAGGGTCTGTTACTGCTAACTCAAATTTAAAACTATCGTTTCTTCTTGCAGTTATATTTAGCTCTGCTGCTATATCTGTGGTTACTGTTGAAGCTGCCATTATATTAGATTTTTACAAATATACTAATTTCTTCCGTATCTATTTTTTCTTTCTCTTTTCTTTCTTTTAAACTTTCTAATGGTTTGCCCTCGTTTAGCAGGAGCACCCCATAAAAATGTTTTTAGATTTTCATCATCTGGACTTCCAAATGGATTACTTAAATTAGGTGTTAATGCAGCAGCCCATCGTTTCCATTTAGGGTCACCTTTTAAGCCATACTTACTATCTCGCTTATATTCTTCTTGTGTAATTAAGGTTATTACTAAATAATACAAGTTTAAGAAAGTAGAAAAAGCAGGCATGATAATCATGTTTTTAAGTTTTTCTGCATTAGTAATTAAGGCCATATCTGCTAAAAGTTTCTTTATTCTTTCATCATCTCCTGATGCAGCTAACAAACCTGCAACTAAAAGCAGTCCTGTCATACCCCTGTGCAATCTTTGTAATGCCTGCGTTTGTGCTAATGTAAGTCCGTCTTTTTGATATTGATTATTAGACTTTGCAGAAGGATTCCATAAATTAGGGTCTAAATAAAACTTAGTATAATGTAGTGGGTCTACATATTTTTTTAATTTAATCTTGCCATCTTCAGTAGCAAACGCTTTTAAAGTACCTGTGTAGATTTCACCAAAATCGTCTATATAATCTATGTAATTTCCTTTACCTAATCTTTCTGATAAGAATGTTGGGAACCATCTTTTAAATTGTAGTACGGCAGAACCAACAACATATGTTTGCATCATACGCTGGTCAATAGCAGAATAACCACGACCTTGCATGTTTTGTACCTTACGTTGTTTTCTTGCTACATCATCAATAGATAATACATTTTTAGGGTCTACAACTATTAAGTTATTGTTTTCATCTAAGTCGTAAGCATTCCATTGTTCATCAGTAAGCTCTCCTAAAAACTGAACTTCTTGTATAAAACGTTCAGCAGATACCATTGGGTAAAATAATATTTTATCTAAATATGTATCAAACTTAGCACCTTCTAACTGTTCTTCAGGTCTATAAGTAAGTATACCAAACTCCTCTAATAGTAATCTTGTTTTTCTAGATTGACTAGCAGAAAAAGCGCCTGTCACATTACTTATACCCATCCATCTCATGTGAGCTTTAGCAAACTTTACAGTACCTTGACTTCTCCAAGCGTTGTACTTACCTATTAAGACGTTGTACATAGCTGCGGTAGTGTTAATACCCAAACCTACTCTCATTGTAAGGTTTACAAAAAAGTTAACAAAACTTCTTTCTAACTCTGGAAAAGGCGATATTGTTTGCTTTGGTCTTTGCATTACAAAAGCTTCAAGCATAGTTTCTTTCATATACCTAACAGCATTATTACTAATCTTGTTAGGATTCTTTTCTAAGTAAGTCATACCAGCACCTATTTCAAACTTATAAGCCTCAAATCCTCCAAAGTTAGGTACTGCATACCTTTGTCTTAGTTCGTCTGCCATGTTATATCTTTTGTTTTTAGCTTTTCTTGCTAACTCTTTAGAAGACATTGTACTTGCAGAGTTTAATAATAATAACCTACTTTCTCTTTTCTTATTAGTAGAGTTTTTGTTTATAAAGAATTCTATTCTATTGTATCTACTACCGTCAAAAAATTCTGTACCATGTTGGAACACCATTGTTTTAACATAGTTATACATAGCATACTGCAGGTTACCACTAGCTAAATACTCAGCTCTATGAGAACGTTCAGACAAGTATCTGTTCATTGTTTTAGATTCTGTAGTAATAACTTGGTTTGCACCTTCTTCTGATACTATTTCGTTACCTAACACATCTCTACCTTGATTAAGATAACCTTTAGCTAAAGATGTAAGCTGTGCAGTTTTTAAAATTCTATTAGATTGTGTAAAGTCACTTAATTTAACAACGCTTTCTAAATGTGGGTTATTAGTTAAAAACTCTTTAACCTCTTCTTTAGTTGCACTATATATAGATAAAAAGTCTTTTAATGGTTTTACCTCTTCTTTTCCAGACAAAGGATTGTATGCTCTTATTTTTACCATACTAGCATCACCTGCTCTACCTGCAAACTTATAATAAACTCCATATATACCACGCTTACGAAGAACTTCGTAATAACTTGAATCAGCAAGAGGAGAATAATACTTTCTATCTTTTGTATATAAACCTTTTGACTTTGCAAGTTGATTATAAAATTGTGTATATCGAGATACTACACCAGCATAAGCTGCTTCTTCTTTAGATAGCAAACCATCTTTAATCATTTTTGTTACAGCAGCACTTTTAATACTATTGTCTGCATTAAATATAGCGCTGTTAAGTCTATGTACTGATTCGTGTTTTATAGATTCTTCTTTACCTTCTACAAATCTTTTAATTCTACTTTTTCTTACAAGTATGTTTTCAAATAACTTATCACTAACAGACTCTGTAGATTTTAAAAGCCTCAAAACAGGCATACGAGAAACAAATTTTGTTGGAATTGTAAGTAATCCATACTTACTTTTATATAAATTGTTGTAAGCCTCGTTAAGTTCTTCTGTCATTCTTTTTAAATCTCTGTGCATAAGTTGGTTACCACGCTCTAAGTTTCTTCTTACAGAAGCTATAGTAGGGTGGTACTGACCCATATCACCAGGACTCATAAACATTTCTACAACAGATATATCACTAAACCTTTGTTCTGTTGTTGCTTTATCCATAAGAGCTCTACCTGCTGGAGTTTTTCTCCAATAAGTTTCTTGTTCATTACTTCTAGCAGCACCATATAAATATTGTATTTCTTGAGCTAAATTGTTTTTAGCTAAAGGATGTAAGTCAACTAATCTATTAAAGTAATCAGTTAATGTAGACAATTGTTTGTTTGCAAACATTAAATTTTGAGCAGTAGTAAATGGTATTTGATTACCTTCATCATCTTTTTCTTCTCTAAATACATTACTATCTTTATATAGCTGTTCTCTAATGTCTTTTACTTTAGATATACTTATAGACCATTCGTCATAATCTTTTTTAAATCTTGTATAAGCTTCTGGATTGTCTACCTGTAAATCTCCTAACGTTTTAAAAGAGCTTATATAACCTCTCTCTTTTGCAAAAGCTTCTTCGCTAAACATAATATCGTTATCAAAAGCAAAAGAGCTTTGGTCTTCAGATTTTAAATAAAAAGTTCCTTCGTTTTTAAGTTTATTATAATTAGATTGTATTGCACCACTATAAGTAAGTATAGCATCAAGTTCATTAAGCTTGTTGTCGCCTTTTATTATATGAGATTCGTTTGTAATTTTAGTTTTACCTGACTCGTCTTGTTCAAAAATTTTATATGATATTTTAAATAATACTTTACCTTTAGTTTGTATTGGGTTAATTTTAGATTCTGCTTTTGCTTCTTTTTCTGTAAGTTTAGAAATTATAGGAGATTGTAGTTGATAAGATGTTTTTGTTCCGTTTTCATTATACTTAACATATGTATTATTAGCCATGGGTTTAGTATAACCAGAAAAAGAATTTAAAGCATCCATAAATTTATTTACAGAAAAAGACTTTAATATTTCTGCCATTCTAAATAATACAAGAGTTTCGTCTTTTATATCTCCATCTATTTTGTCTACAAACTCTTCAGTAAAAAACTTATATCCACCAGTAAATAATTCATTGGCATGATACATTTCTTTTTGTATATTGTTTTTAGTCTTGTTCTTTTCTATAAAGTCAGAAGCTCTTTTAACTTCACTTCTTACATTTTTAGGTAAGAACATTAAAAATGTATTACCAGTTCCAGCGCCAAATTTATTATTGTAAAACTCGTATGTAATAAAATAGTTTTGTAACTCAACTGGTAACTTTAAAAATTCTTCACGAACAAGTTTAATGTTTTCATCTGTCTGTATAGCATTGTACATTTGTTTGTCAACATTAATACTGTTATAATATTTAACAATTTCTCTGTTGTCGCCTTTATATCTTCTAAATACTTTTCTGTCTTTTCTTACTTTAAGTAACTGTATAAAACCGTTATCAGAATGTTGACTTATAAGATTATACGCATTGTCGTTTATTTCTTTAAGTAATTCTTCTAATTGTTGTCTACCTTTATACAGCTTTTTAATTTCTTCAAATCTTTCATTAGTAAGAGTACTATAGTTAAATAGCAAGTCTTGGAATGTTAAACCTTTATGTAAGCCATCATTAGCTTGTAGAGCGTCTGGCTTTAAATACACAGCCATTTTGTTGTAACGCAAAGCATTGTATAAAAACTGCACATTTTTTGGTTCAGAAAAATCAAATGTATCTTTTGTATTATTATATATAATAGATGCGTCAGACTCTGTTATAATAGATTCTTCTAACTTACTATTCATATAAGTTTTAAAAGCTTTGCTTTGACTCATTAAGTCCCCGTTAGACATAAACTTTCTTGCTATGTCTACTTGGTTAGCCATTACCTCGTCAACTTGTCTTGATAATACATAAGCCTCAAAATAATTAGCAGGTAACTTTTGGTCAAGAGATGCAAATTGTTGTAGTATTCTCATTTCTTTACCAAAAGAATCAAGAGCAACAATTAATGATGTAAATCCATTTAAATTACTTTCTAATCCTTCTAACAGATTTAAACTAAAACCAGATGTAACAGTTTCTACGCTTCTATCTATATTGTCAAACATTGTAACTTTAGATAGTGCTTGACTTTTACTCATACCAGAAGCAAACGCTTCCATGTATTGAACATATAATGGGTCGTACATTACATCTAAAACAGTTTCTAAAGATAGACCCATACGAAGCATAAAAGCAAAATGATTAGCGCTTTCTTCCTGCATTCTAAATTTAGCTCTATTACCAAACTTACCATCATCAATAATAAAGTTTAAGAACTGTGCGTAGCTTAACCATATTTTGTCTTTGTTATCTGACAAGTTAGATACAACGCCAAGAAACTCTTGTTTACCTTTCATATTGATAATACCCATATTAATAGGTTTACCTTCTTTGTATCTAATTGTAGTTTGGTTTGTACTTCTAATAGCTCCAAGACCTGATGCAAAATAATTAAACGACCTGTTTAAAGATGCAACAATACCAAGCATTACACTATTACCTATAAACCTGTCTTGTATATCTTGCTCATCCATAATAAGCAAGTCATCTTTTATTCTATCAAATTCCTTACGTTCTTTTTCTGTAAGGTGAACATTTCGTATATGGTCTAAACCTTTTTTAGTAATGTTTTCGTTAAACTCTACTTCTTGTAATATAAGGTCTTGGACTTCAGGTTGTTGGTAAAGCTCAAATAATAAATTTAAAAATTCATTTTTTAAGTTTTCCGACTTACTAAGGTTTGACTTCTTATTTAATACAGCAATGTGTAATTGGTCACCATCTTTATCCGAACCAATTAACGCACCATGAACAGAAGGTATAATTACTGCATTACCTTCTCTGTTAGACATTATCTCTTTAACTTGAAATACAAGTCCATCACCTATTTTTGAGTTAGGTATACGAGCTGCAAACACCATATCACCAACCTTAACATTATGTTCTTTAGCTAATGATTTTGATATTACTATTTCTGCAACTTTTATAACACCATCTTCTTCTCTGTATGTTTTTAAGTCACCACTTGTTTTTGTGTTTTCTTCACCAATCTTATAATTGTAAGCTATATCTGTCATTTCAGTAGACAGTGTACCAGCAAACCTTGTTTGGAAAATATTTTTCTTTACATAACTAGCAACTACATTATTATAGAATTGCTCATTACCCATAAAGTGTGGTCCAAATTCTTCTACAGCTTTGCCGTCAATCCAACTGTACAAGCCTTCAACCCTTTCATTGTATATATTTTCAAACGATTTTTGTACAAACTTTTCCTCTACTTGCGCAGCTTTAATTTCACCTAATAAATTGTTAAGCCTAGCCAACACACCTTCACCAGTAGAGTTCATGCCTTTAATGCTACCTACTGTATTTAAAACCATAAGGTTAGACATGTATTGTTTAGACATTATAGAAGACTTATTTCTATTGTCTAATTTGTTTTGTATACCAAAGTTGTCTCCGTCAAAACCATATTGCACTATACCATCTTCGTCTACAAACTTATATAAGTCATCTTGTTTGTTATTGAATAAATCACCAGTAGGCTCATTATTATTTATCTTTTCAGATATTTCTTTTATTTGCTCTATAGTGTAAGACATTTTATCCATTTGACTTGGAAGTAAACCACCTTTAATAGAGCTATCAAAGTAAACTACAGGTATAACATTTGGTCCTAATATAGCTGCTCTGTACTTTAATACATCTTGTATGTATTTTAAGTTTTTATGTTTATTAGCAGCCTGACCTGTAAGAGCGTGTGTATGCGTTTTAAAATACAATGGTATACGATTAGCACCCATTGCAGATTCAAACGTTGTATTATCTAAATTTTGACCGTAGTATAAAGTTTTTAAGTTAGCACCTATATCATCAAACTCACCATATTGTATCTTCATCATTCTAACATGTTGAGGTAACATATATGATGCAGAGTCTGCTAATTGTACTCCATCTATTCTAGGGTCTTTTATTATAATAGGTTCTATTCTTTTACCATGTAAACTAACTAACGGTGATGATATACCTTTAACACGTTTAGATAAATCTTCTATAAAGTTTTTAACTTTTCCTTTACTATCTACATCATATGCAGTTTGTGCATTTACTCTATTGTAGTATAGGTCAGAAAAATAAAACTTATTAATATAATTAATCTTTACAGCTTTTGTAACAGCATCAGCCATAGCTTGAGTAACTTCTGTTATATGACCAGCCTTTACCAGTTGAGCAAACAATCTTTCTGCATTACTTTTAATATCCGCTTTTTTACCTAAAGTTCTTTGTATGCTATCCATAGCAGACTCTATATTTGCATCACTCCATAAAGGAGCATTACCTATATAGTATTGTCTACTTGAATCTCCTAACTGACCTATAAAATGGTTATAAGAATCGCTATTATTTCTGATGCTATCTATTAAGTGCATCATTCTTGCATTAGTTAATTCTTGCGCAGTAAGTTGAGAGTTCTTTTTACCTTTTGCTTGTCCTTCGTTGTAAAGACCTAAGCTTATAACAAGTTCAGGTGCATATCTACCACCAGTACCTTGTTCTCTCATTAACCTAGCAATTGCATTATCACCAAACAATTTGTCAAATCTTTCTTGACTCATTGTAGGTAATATTCTCATTAAGTTTTCTATGTTTTTGTGTACATAAGAAGTCTTATTAAATAACTCAACAGTATCACCTGCTGCGTTTTTAGTCATACCAGACAGAGCATTGTACCCTGCAAAATAATACATAGTATTATAAAGCTCTGTATACAAACCTCTATATAAAGATGCAAAATTGTTTTTATTTGATTTTATAAAAGATTTTGGTGTATAATTGTTTTCTTTTGTTCCTTTTATGTAAAATATACTAGCTTTATTTTCTTTAGATTTTTGTTGTTCTTCTGGTAATTGTTTCCAATTTTCAAAATCTCTTGTTATCGCAGCTTTTAATCTATCTTTAAGAACTAAACTATTTTTAATTGTAGAACTACTATTTAATATAAAGTTTAATTGGCTTTGTAAATATTTTTGAGCATACTCTGTTTGTTTGCCGTTTGCAAAATATTTTGACCAATTAATATTTAATAAAGCAGATTGTAATTCATTAATTTTTTCTTCCGTAAAATAATTACTTATTTTCTTCCCTTCTATTCTTAAATCTTTTATCTCATCATAAGTAACAATTTTATTAATCCATTCGTTGTGGAATTTTTGTAAAAAACCAACAATAGCTTGTTTACGAGTAGAAGGTTCTCTCATGCTTTCTAAAAGCACTAAAACATTTAAGTTGTCTTGAAAACTTTCTCCATTTATAAGTTTTTCTATAGCACCTTGTGTATAGTTTCTGACAGACCTTGCATCTCTAATAGGAATGCTTTGTTGTAAAGAAACCTTACCGTCTGCACCTACCACCCATTGGTTTGCTTTTTCTAATGTGAAAGAACGGAAGTAATTCCACATAGAACGAGTCACATCACCAGGGTGTCTCATATTGTTCTCTGCGTATATAATAAACTCTGCAAGTAATTCGTCTGTAGTTAAATCTGCATCTTCTTTTTTATTCTTTCTTGCATTATCTACAACTAACTCTATTCTGTTTTTAAATAAGTCAAAATCATATTTAGTGCCACGCAATGCTTTTTCTAAAGCTTCGTATACATGACCTTTAGTTCTAATAGATTTACCTGTTTTACCTACATTGTATTCTTCAGTTAAAAACTCGTTAACCAAGTTGGCAACTCTTTCGTTTACCTTTCTACTAAAGTCTTCAGATATTATTTTACCAAAAGCAGTTTCTGTTTCTTCTTGGAATTGACCTAACTCTTCTTCGTCAATTTCACCATACTCAAACTTATCTTGTATGATTTCATTCAACGCTTCTAAATAAAAACCACCAAGAAGATTGTCTACATCTGCAGCATTTTTATTATAGTATTCGTCAATTAACGCTTTTTGTTCTTCGTCAAGACCTGTTTTAGAGTCAGCTAATATTTTTGATAAAAATGATGCTTTATTAGAAAACAAATTTTCTATCATTTCTTGCTGGTCATAAACGTCTGGCCTTTGAACCCTGCCAAGTAAAAAGTTATTGACTACTTGTTCTACCCTAGAATTAATTGCATCATTATTTGCAACTAAAGATTGTTCTATACTACTTTTAGCAAACGATTGTTCTGCAGTTTTTAGATAAAACGGAGCAGTAATTCTTTTATAAGATTCATAACTTCTCTGTTTGTCTGGTCTTGAAAATTCTTCTCTTGCAGAATTTAACATGTCACCAAAGTCATTACTAAACAATGAAGGGAAGTTTTCCTGCATCATATTGTTTGCTGACTTTTTACTAATAGAAGATTTTATAAGTTTCCAGGCATCTTTCATTTTCGTCTGAAACTTAGACTCGCCTTTTCCTACTCTAAAAAATTCTGTATTAGAGGCATCTTGTATACCACCTGCAGTAGCTAACGCTTCGTTTTGTATAGCATCTTGTTTGCTATCTGCTAATTGTTTGTAACCTTTTTCTTTTAACAATGGTGCTACATAATTCATGTAAGCAATATTTGCAGCATCTCCACTTTGTTTAAAACCGCTATCTATTTTCCATTGTTCAAAAGTTTTAATACTAGGGTTGTCAAATAGTATTTGACCTAACATACTTACAACACCATTTTTAGAATATTTTATTTTTACATGGTGTTCATTTTTTACTTTATTATAAACAGGCTGTTTTATAACTTCTTTTAATAAAGCTTTTATTTCTTTACTGCCTGCAAATAATTGTTGATAAGTGTGCCATTTTTCATGAACAAATACTTCTTGAGTTGCTAAATCAGGATTTATAAACATAGATAAACCTATAGCTTGACCTGCTGCACCTTTACCATGCTCATCTGTAATATTATTATCCCAAAATACTGCTGATTCAGGATTTTCTTTTCTAAACTCATCAGCCCATACTTTACGCTGACCTCTTGTTAAAGCTTCTCTACCATACTTATCTTTACCAAAAAACATTTTAGCTTTTTTAAGCCTTCTTGCTTCTGCTGCTTTTTGTATTTCTTCTTTAGTTTTTGGTTTAGATTCTTTGTCTTTCTTTTCTTGTCGTTCTTCTTTTTCTTTTTGTCTTTGAGCTTTTATCTTATCGTAAGTACCTTGGTTGTCTGCTTTTATTTTCTTTTCTTCTTCTGTAAGCGCAGTTTTATCTTCTTCTTTATTAAGTATGTCTTCTACTGCAAGTATATTGTTTTGACGAGCTTCTAAGGTTTTTTCAGAATTTTTTATAAGGTCTACCGTAGTGTGCTTGGTAGTTTTCATGTTACCATTCTCATCAATCCTTACCTCTTCGTAAACTCTAAACTTACCGTCTGGTTTTAATTCACGTTGATATATAATATCATTGTTACCTTCTTCTACATTTTTAATGTATTTATGCTTACTGGTAACCATTCTATCTGCTTTCCTTCTTCTTTCTTCTTTTTTAAGTTTATCATAAACTTCTTGATTTTCAGAAACCAGTTTAGAATCTTCTTCATTTAATGGTTGGTTTTGCTCTTGCTTTGCTAATACATCTTTTAATAAAGGAACAACTTCTTTTTGTATTCTTTCATTTTGACGACGTTTAGCGCTTTCAGTCATTATATTATCAACTTCAGACTTTGTGTTTTGTTGTAACGACTTCCAGCTTTGTTCTAAATTATCAAGCTCATTATCTAAACCTGCAACTTGTTTCTTTTTTGCAGCTAAACTTAAATCATTAGATTCGTCTATTTTAGCTTTTTCACTTTCTAATTTTTCTTTTTGTCTTTCGTATTCTTTTTTGTTTTCGTTTTTATTAAAAAGAATTTCTAATAACCGAGAAGATTCGTTAGCATTTAAACCAAAATCAGGCGCAAGCTTTTTAACTTCTTCTAATTCTTTTACAGAATTTAAATATGTATCAAGTTCGGCTTTTGTCATTTTGCCTTCTTGTTGTTTTTGAGTCAAAAAGTCTTTAATGTAGTCGCCTTTGTTTTGTGCAACACGTCTAATCATGTATGCAAAAAATTGATTGCTTTTCATAGCTCTTAACTCTTGAGCTGCACTTTTAGCTGTTGCTCTTTCAGGAGTGTCACGCTGACCTTGCATGTCGTAATCTTCTACCTCTTGGTCTAATATATCTAACCTTTCTTGGAATAAACCATCAGCAGCCATTTCTTCTTGAAATAACTTTTTTCTTTCAGCTGAAACGTCTAATGCTGTTTTACCACCAGTAACCACCAAAGAAGATGTAAATGCAATCACACGCGTCGGTAAAGCTTCTTGGCTTAAAAAGTAATCTAAATAATTACCTACGTTTTCAGAAAATGTACCTCTTTCGTAATCTGTGTTTTGTTCTGCTATTCTGGTTTTCATAGCCCAGTCTTGATACACTTCTTGAAATTGTTCAAGCATTGCATCAGTTAAAGCATAACCTGTAACTTGCGACATTTGTTGCACAAATCTTTTCATACCAGGCGCTTTCATTCTTAAAGCACCTTTTGATAATCCTTTTAAAATATTACCTGTACCAGTAAATATTCCTAATTGCGCACCATCTACTGCAAACCAATATAAGTTATCTCTAAACACATCTGCTGCAGCCACAGAAGCTTGTTCTAATGGTACACCTTGTTCTAATGCATCATTAAGAGTTTGACCCGCTATAATAGCACCTTCTGACATGTTACCTGCAAGACCACCACCTAAAAATGTAGTTGCCGTTCTTGCTATTTTAGAACCTTTTTCTGCTCCAACAAGTCCTGTAGCAGCTAAAGCTCTACCTGCTCTAAAACTTTTTTCACCTTTAGAAAGCATAGACAACCCCTTGTATAAATAGTTAGCACCTCTTGCACCAGCTATACCAGGAATAAAAAACGAAAGTGTAAAGGGAAGCGCTCTTGCAAAGTGTGTTGTCCAAAATTCTGGCTCTAACATACTTGACCAAGTAACTCCTGACATATCTTCTAAACCAGGTACTCTATCGCCAAATGATTGTAAATCTGCACCAGCTTCATGAAACCAATCAGAAAGAGGTTTGTTTAAATCTTCACCATATAATTCTTTATATAGCTCTGATTCCATTACTCTTGTATCAGGGGTGTCATCTATAAAATCTATAGCATCACCTATACCATCAAATACATCACCAAGACCAGCTAAAAGAGAACGACCAGCTTTTTCAACACCAGACATATCATAGTCTACTTGAGCTTCTTTTTCTTTTTGTTTAGCTAACGCTTCATTATATGCATCTAATTCTTGTTGCTCTTCAGGACTAAACCCTATACCAAATAAATCAGTAGCACTCGAAGAAGTTTGCTCTGGTATGTTTGTAATATTAGATGTATCTATTGTATCTGATGAACCCTGAGGTTCTGTTGGTGTGTTAGACAAAAAACCTAAATCGTATTTTTTGATGTCTTCACCTGGTTTACCTACTCCGTTTGACATTATCTATTTTTTAAAGAGTCAAATATTTTTCCGCTTATTTCTGATGCTTGTTTTATAGCCAGAGGGTCAAAACCTTGAGCTGCAAATACATCAGAGAATGCTTGTGCTAATAATTTTTCGTCACCTGATAATAAAGCAGCGTTTAAAGATTGATTAATAGCTGCGCTAAAATTATGAGGCATATTTTCTATAAAAGCTTGTGGGTTTTTTGTTGATAAAGCTATCCCTAAAAGTAAAGATTTAACTTTAGTGTTACCTTTTACTCCTAACGCTTCTAAACTTTTATTTAAATCTTGCATATAATAAGAAGAATATTCTCTATATCTTTCTGGGCTAGAATTTAATTTTATATCAGCAAAAGTAACATTTTTACCTGACTCTTTTGCTACAATACCTTCTTCAGCAAGATTTGTTTCATATTGCTCTTGGTCCATTGCTAACAATTTATTTAATCTTTCTGCTTTTATTGAGTCAGTAAAATCAATTTCTTTATAGAATATTTGGTCACCGTCACCACCAAATATTTCAGCTACATCAGATAAGAAGCCTTCATTGTTTTGTAACATAACAACTACAGTAGGCTCTAAATAATCATCCATACCGCTTGTATCTTCATCTTGCATTATAAGTCTTCCATCAGGAGTTTTAAATGCTAACATTGCACCATTTACATAATACTCATCGCCTACGTCAGGAGCAGTCATCATTTGACCACCGTCTTCATTAAACAACAAACTACCATCAGTACTCATAATTTTACCAAGCGCTATAGGCTCTCCACCATTTTCTTCCGAACCAAGTGGTACACCAATTTGAGAAAAATCATTAGCACTTAAATCAAAGTACGCCTCTACTAATTGTGTAAGGTTTTCATTAAACATTTCTTTACCTTCAACGTTACTTTCTAATAAAGGATTGTCAGATAAATATCCTAATTCTTTTAAAGGTGTAAGTTTCTTTTTAAACAATGGGTCGTTGAAGTAACCTTTAAGTGTAGATGCTTTAAGTTGACCTATACCTATTAAGCCTTCTGATAAGTTTTTAGCTATTTTACCTTTTGCTGTTTTATCTGTACCTTGTATAGTAGCGTAATCTCCTTTAGCTCCTACATATGCACTTGCATATTCTTCTATCATTTCTATTGTAACATCTTGCATTTGCTCAGGTGTCCTTTTATTTTCTCTAGCGTAGTTTTGAGTGGCTACCATTAAATTGTTTTTATACGCTAACACAGCTTCAACTCTTGGTTTTCCTATAAAATCATTCATATAACCTTGAGGTGGATTTTCAAAAGGAATCATTTCTAAACCAAATTCAAAATTATCTATAGCCCCACTTCTAAAAGCATACTCTTCGTTTATCTGCCTTTCAAACATTGGCTTATTGTCATTACGAGCTTTTACAAATTTTTCATATTCTGCTACGTTTCTAGACATTGCTTTTATTTCTGGGTCGTTAAACAACTCTAATGAAATGTTAGTCATGTACTCAGGTCCTATAGAATTATAGAAATGAGTTAGGTTACCACCGTAGTTGTTTTTTATTTCGTCTTGTATTTTATTACTTACACCCTGAACTTTTTCTGTAATAGTTGCTATATCTTTATCTCTTACCCCTAACCTTGTAGCAACATCTTTAATGTTTTGAGCAGATTGCATCATACCTTGAAAAGCTTGTAACTCTTCCTCGCGGTCTTGTCTCTTTAAATCACGAATTAACAATGCCTGTTGTATTCCGTATTTATTATTTTGTCTAGCAGTAGGAGAATTGCTGAACGTAGTCATAGCTCCTGCTATTTTTGAAAAATCTAATGCCATGTTAATTTAAATTTCCTGTTGTGTCTTTTGTGTCTGTACTATCTTTACCAATGTTTTGTAATATACCTGACAATGCAGACATTGCATACTGGTTTGATTCGCTAGTTTTATTGTAATCACCTATTGCATCTATAAGAGCTTGATTGTTTTCTTGGTCTTTAAAGTTTCTATTAAACTCCATAGCTTGTTCATACAAAGATATACCCTGCTTAGATATTCTATCTTTTCTTGCTTGGTCTAAACTTTTTTGTAATTTTTCATTACCCATATCTGCAGTTAGTTTTGCTTGTGTATAATCACCAACTGCTTGTTGATACATCTTCATTCCGTCCATTCTCATAGCTGCACTTTTTCCCGCAAGGTCTACAAGAGCATTTACTCTTGATGCGTCTACAGCACCCATATTAGCTAAAGCCATACCACGTTGCCCACCTGATATAGCCATTACATTTTTCATAGCACCTGAATAAGCTTGATTTAAATCTTTAATAGCAGCCATTTTTTCCTCATAAGGCATACCTGTTTCAGATATTTCTTCTGCTTTTCTTATAGCTTCTAACATTAAAGGGGATACTCTTGCTTTATTTACCTTGTCTTTTTTTTGCGCTTCATACAAAGATAACAATCCTGCACCAGCACGCAAAGCATTAGAAACACTTTCACCATTAATTCCTAAATTCCTTAAACCTTCACCTATTTTTTGACCAGCTAATTTTAAACCAGCAAATTTTATAGGTTCAGAAGCAGGAACATCTAACATGCTTTGTCTTGTAGGAGTCACATTCATTTCATTAGGAATAGATTTTATTCCTTTAACGTCTAATGAAATAGTTTCTACTTCTTCTCTAGTTTGTGGTTGAACTGGTTGAGTAGGCGTAGTAGGCGTAGCAGGCGTAGTAGGTGTTTCTGTTTTAACAGGTTCTGGAACAGTCGAATCAAATCTAGATAAAAAATTAGAAATGTCTTCTTCACTATAACTAGGTATATCCATACCATATGTATCCCTGATACTAGTGCTTGCTGGTCTTTTTAAAGAAGTTAAATATTTATCAGCTAAATCTCTATCTTCAAAACTTAAAGACGAATCTTCTTTTAATCTATTTAATTTAGATATTCTAGAATTTTTAACATCAGATAAATGTTGACTATATAAACCACTAAGACTTACATTTCGAGTTCTTCTTAAGTCGTTTATATTTTCAGCATCTAAAACTTCAGCAAAAGATTTAGCTTTTAATATATTTTTTTCTTCTTCATTGTAGTCTGTATCTGCATCAATCCTAGAAACTATATCATTATAAACAGTTGTTTGACTTTTATTTAATTTAGAAGTATCAACTACAGAAGGTTTTTTTGTAGGTTTTTTTGTTTCTACAGGTGGTTTTTCAGCAGCTAACTTATCTTTTATACCTCTTTGTACTTGAGATGCTCTTTCTATAACTGCTTCATACTCAGGGTTTTCAGAAACAAGACTTAAAGGAAAAACACCATCTTTGTCAAAAAGAGCCATTTTTTCCTGATACATTCTTGGGAACATTTGCTCTAAAGATTCGTCTGGAGCATATTTAGAATTTATTCTTTCCCCCTCTAAAGCCTCTGAAATCTCTAACTCACTTGTAGTAGTATCACTAAGAAGAGGTTCGTAACCAGGCATTCCTGTTGTAAAAGTTTCCCATAAATCACTTCTATTAAGAGCTTCGTAATTACCTGTAGAAACTTCATCAAGAACTCCACGCATATCTAACAAGGCTAACATTGCAGCTTCTTGGTCCGCAGCATTAGGACTCCAAGCATCTATTCCGTATTTAGCTAAAACATCATTTCTTGTGTCTGTAGTAAATTGACCTGCACCAAAAGCTGTGCTATTACCAGATGACCTATTAAAACCACCTAAATTATTTGCACCTGATTTTGTTTTATCAGCCTCGTATCTATAAACATAGGTAACAAACTTTTGTAAATATTTGTTTGTCTTTAATAGATTTATAAATTTTTGCTTATCCATACATATTCATTTTTGCGCCAGGAAATGGATTTTTACCTCCTGCGTCTGCGTTAATCTTTGATGCTATTTGTCTATTAGTACCTGTTATTGTTTTTACTTTGTTATCATCTATAGCAGATTTTTTAACAATAAATTCTCCACCTTCTACTTCTATAGGAATACCGCCTTCAGCATGAGAAGGGCCATATAACATACCTCCTAATTCTGCATAAGCAATTTTACCTGTGTCTGTAAGGCCAGATATATATTCAGATATTTGTTTTGCTTGCTTTTCTTTATAAGCTTCATAAGAAGCTTTGCTTTCTTCTCCTTGTAGATAAGTCATATGCTCAAACTGTTGTTTTCTCATATGCCTTTTTGCCTTTCTTCCAACACCAAAAAGTTTACTAAAAGCTTCTGCTCCAAATTCTGCAATATTACCTATAAGCCTACCTGCTGCAACATTACCACCAGTTAAAATAGTACCAAGAGCAAAACCAACACCTTCTGCTGCGGCACCATACTTTTGAGCTCTTGCTTCTTTTAACATAGTTGTTTGAGATTTTTTGTCGTAAGCTATGTCATCAGGACTATCTTTATAAAAGTCTTTATACCCTCTAACACCAGATGAATAGTCGCTAACCATTTCCATACCCGTCATGGCAACAGCAGCTACATCAGCCACCTTTCCCAATGCACTACCACCTGCTTGCTCTCCTACCTGTTCTTGAGCGCTTGTACCTACAGCATCTAAATTTATTTGTGTACCCATTTGTGCTGCAGAGTCAGAAAAAGGACCATAATAATTACCCGTTGTCGTAAGAACATTAGAATTTATTTGATTTGCATCAATTTGATATAAATCATCAGGAGTAATAACATTACCTCCACTTTGATATTTTTTCATACCACTTCTATCTTGCCATTTTTTAAATTCCATATCTTTATGTTCTTTAGTCATGTTATCAAAACTTACCATTGTATTTTTAGTACCTGGCACTTTAAATTTTTTTTTATGATGCTTACCCCATACTTCAAAAACTTGTTCAGAAGTAGGTTTATCATCACCGTATATTAAATTTTGATAATCTTTAGCAGAATCTCCATACATCATATCAGCAATAAAAACTGCATCTTGAGTTCCTGGTTGTAAATAAGAAACATTAGGTTGAGCTTGTTTACTTACCTGATAAAAAGTTTTGTCTTTTGGTTTTGTATCAAAATTTGCATTTATAAAATTTGTTAATCTATTAGTAGCTGTTTTAGCGTGATTACTTGCGCCCATCTCCATTTGATATGCACCTCTTGCAGGTCCACCATCTTTTTGTGATGCAGCATAATTACCACCACTTTCCATATTACGAATAGCCTCTGATATTATATTTACAGACGTAGTATCTGCACCCCTACTTAATAATTCATCATACATAGCAGTACGCATAGGGTTGTACTTTTTTGCTGGGTCTATGTGATTTTTATTATGAGGCATTATATAATATTTTTTCTATAATGAGTTGTTGCTGAAAATACATTTATTGCGTTAGCTGTATTAGCCGCTTCAGTCATTTTTATTTTAACATAGTTTCCTTTAAACCTACCAGATGTTTTATGTATAGGAACTATTTGTTTACCTACAACTACTTTATCAATATCTGTTGCAGTTAAATCTAAAGTAGCTGCATCATCCACATTTGTGTTGTATACAAATGTACTAAAAATACCTGTACCTGGACTTCCATCAAAAGATATAGAAACTTTATCAAAAACTTTTAAAGAACCTACCTCTTCATTATTTACAAATTCAACGTATGGAGCTAATAAAGTTTCTCCATAAAATTCATTATATGTTGTTGCTGTACTATCGTGAGAATAAACTGTATACCTTAAAGCAGAGCCACTAGGTACTGGAGTTCCATGCTTATGACCTACACTATATAAATATTCCTTGTGAGCAGTATTAATTAAAGTATTGTAACTTCTTTTAGAAGTAAAAGCTCCAATAGCTTCATCATAACATATATTAAGATAATTTAAAGCTCCAGAGTCATAATAACTAATACTAAACATTACTTCATTAAAAAAAGGATTATAAGATATGTTTATACCTCCGGAATTATAAGTAGATAACAATAAAGGGTTATCACTTAATCTTATTTTTCTTAATGGAGTTAATGCATTAGAACAACTTTTTACAGTAGATAAATCTACCACCATTTTAGGGCTTTTAGCATCTACTTCACATATAGTGTTATTATCATTGTCATACCAATATAAACCTAAGTCAGTCGCTAAAGCATTCATTCTGTGCCTGCTTCCGTATTTAGTGCTTATGTAATCATTTCTTTCTATTACGTTACCAGCTCCTAATGCTGACTGAATAGCAATAGCAGAACCGTCTTCACTTTGTATTAAAGCTCTAGAATTTATAGAAAGAATAGAAACTGCTTTTTCTTGTATAGCGTATATGTTATTTCTAAAGTTTATTATATTATTTACACCGCCATGATTTGCATCTACTTCAAAATTTTCATTAGCATCAAATTTAGAAAAAGCATCTTGTGTTTGTCCAGCTACTTTTATATTAGATATAGCTATTACATTTTTATATTCATTAACTATAGGTATTGCAGATTGTTTTGCTGGAAAGCTTTTTAAATTATTTTCAGCACCATATGCTGTGTTTAAAACAAATTCATCTTCTTTATCTAATTGAGGTAAATTTTTACCAAAATAAACGCCTGAACGCATATCAGTATTTATAGAAGACTCAACTGGAAAAACCACACCTTCAGTCCATAAAGCTGTTGTGTCGCTAGGAAAACTAGGTCTAAAGCATTTACTAAGCGAGAACATGTTTAAGTATGTATCACCACCAAATACAGGTAAAATCATTTCATCACTAGTTATATCGTCCCCGTGTAAAGAAGCTCCTGTGCTAATCCATCTTGTAGTTTCAAAATTAGTTAATGAATTACCACCATATTGACCAGAGTTTACAGTAATTTGTCTAATAATTTTACCATATGGTTTACATGCAGCGTAATTTTCACCCTCTACAAGTGGTGTATTTAAAGCTACTGAAGCGCTACTCATGGTAAAATAACTACCGTCATTTTGTGCTAACATTAAAGTTCTATTACTATGCATGTTAACCTTTTGTCCATCTGCTTGTATAAGAGCAGCACTTGTGTGTAAATAACTAATTGTATCAGAACTATCAGTATAATGCCTACAAGCATTTACATAGTCTTTAGTTTTATTATCAAGTAAAGCTGAATTTACAACCTCAAAAGGACCTACATTCTGACCATAATGTATTGCTTTTGTCCAATGACCTTTTTCATCATAATCGTGAATAGGTATATTACCTTCTTGGCAATAGTATCTTGTATAGTAAGAATTTCTTCTATTGTCATCACGCGCGTTAGTATCAGTTAAAGTTACAACAGATTCATTATCTGTATGTATAGCATAATGATGGTCAATATCTCCTGAAACTCCGCGAACATCAGTTTTATTACCTGCGTTAGATTTTAACACATTACTACCACCACCGTCAGGCAAATCTGCATCAGCAATATAATGACAATTAAATTTACATTCTATCTTTATAAAATCATTTGCGCTATGAGTGTAACTATGAAGGCCAAATAAAACATCTGGAGAATCTAATGTGTATATTTCTGAGTATGAGGCGTTTGGACCAAAAGAGCTGTCACCTGTTACTTGAGTAAAAAGATTTAACTTTTCATTTGCGTATCTATTTTTTAAACTTCCATTAACAGAAGAATTATTCATTTCTAAAGTTTGATTTAACAAACCTGCACATACAACTCTTTTGTCAGTATCATTTCTTTCTGCTCTTACAATACTAAAACCTGATATTTTATCTCTAACAGCAGAACTAAGTCTTACTCTAAATTCTGGATACAATATAAAACCTCTACCTGATTCATCACATAACACATATTCCGTAGGAGTTCCTGCGCCTCCTTCTGTTACGCTATAATCACCAACAGTTGTTCCTAAATATCTATATTTATCTCCTGCTGAAGGAAACCTTATATCACCTATAGGGTATGAAAATGTTTGATTACCATCTTTATCATAAAACTGAATACCAAAACGATATATTTCGTCTCTCATGTATCCTACATATTTATTTGCAAATACAGGGTTTTTATAATTATTGTAATAACCATCTTCACCATTTCTAGCTATAGGTCCAAAAAATGGAGCTCTTGCGTAACCTGTGTTATTACCATCTGCATTTGTAAAATTATGGTAGTAATCTATTTTATCTAAATCACATTCTTTTAATTTAAAAGTAACATACACCCCATTTACATCTCCACCTGAATGATAACCAGGAGTGCTGGCTCCAAACATAGGTATAGTATTTGAAGTTTTTCCTTCAGCATATCTAAAAAAAGTTTCATCAGTATGAGTTTTTTTATAAACATCAGCTTGATACAAACTTGTACTATGATATTCGCTGTCAGCTACATATGCACCACTAGCAGGTGAGGTCATAAAAGAAGCAAAATTACTAGCATCATCATGCTTGTAAGTTTTTACCCTAAATGTAGTATTGTCCGTAATTAAATTTCCTACTGTGTTTTTTAAATTTGCTGCTAATAACCTGTTGTCTTTTACTGCTAAATCTTGAGCAATATCCCAAGTATTTTTTTTAGAAAGAACTTCTTCGGCAGTAATAACAGTTGTATTTTCATTTCCTGAATGTGTAATTCTAATTAAAGATTCAGATATAACTTCATCTTTTAATAAGAAAAAAGCAGCAGAACCTATTTCATCTAAATATTGTATACCTATGAGTTGTATTCTGCTATATATTGTTGAAGGATTGCTTACTTTTAAAGTAACAGATTTACCTGAAGATTCTGCTACTGTACCTCCTACAGCTTGAGAATACTCTGAACCTTTTGATGATTTAAATAAAGGAGTTGGATTAGTTATTGGGGATGTTACAGATAGTTTACCATCTGAAGTTACTAACCTATAACAATAAGACCAACTACCGCAATTAATGCTTCCACTATCTTGTACAGTTTCTATTTCTAATGGAAGTAATGGCGATTTTGCAAAAAGATTAAAATCATCAGCAGAAGTAAACGTAGAGTAGTAATCACCAGTAGCATTTAAATTAACTGTTTTAATTGGGTTTACACCATCTGTCCAATACAACCTATTGTAATGCTCATTTTCTTCTATTTTTTGAGCTTGTATTGACGATGTTTCTGTTAAACCAAAGTCACCCATAACAACTGGTGTTACGCCAAAAAACAATCCATCTTCATCTGTAGTAAACTTTACTACAGCTTGTAAATTAGCCGTGTAATAACAAACTGCTGCAATGTAATCAGAAAAAGAAGTTAACGATATAGGTTTTAATTTTATTTTAGTTTCTCCAACAAAAGAAGTAAAAGTTACACCATCGTTAACGCTATCGGTAGTGGAATTTGAAAATGTAGTTATAAAACTAATATTCTGGACATCCACACCTTGAGTTATAGGAAAAAACCATAACTCTTGTGAATTCCCTTTTGGTAAAGGAGAAACATCACTTCTAGTACCTATCATTACTTGCATAACTGAAGTAAAGTTAGGGTCACTTATCATTTGGTCGTAAACATGTCCTAAAACTTTGTCAGCATTTGAATTTGTAGTGTCAGGTGCTGGTGACCAATTTGTACCAGATGAAAAATCTACATCATAATAATTTTGGTTAGAACTTCCGTCGTTAAATTGATAATTTGCAGTTGCTGCATCTGTAAAAGCAAATCTTATATTTGTTATTGCATTTGGGTTTACTGCTCCTCCGTCTACCCACCAGTTTTGAGTAGTAGGTCTAAATCTCCAACCTGTAAGTTGTATAATACCTGCTGCTTTATTAGATTGTAAATTTTGTAAGGCACCTAAATCGCCATCTTTATTGTTGATTCTTACATTTAAACCATCAGTATATTGGTCGTTACCAATAAGATGCTCATCTGTATCGGTATTCATACCTTTATAAAATACATTAGCTTTTTTACCACCAACAAGCGCAGAAAGCTGTTTTTTTAATGAAGATTCTTTAGCCATTATATATCAAGATTTGAATAACCAGAATGTATAGGGATTAAACTATTCCATATTTTATAAATATTTCTCATTTGGTTTTTGTTAGGCATGTTATCATTACCTCTAGCCTGAGCACATAATCTATTCCATTCTTGTTTCATATCCATATAAATAAATCTTGGCAACTTTTGATTATAATAATCTCTAGCTTTATATTTATACATTATATAATGAGATACAGCATCTTCGTGATTAGCCTCTATAGTAGGGTAACCATCGTCGTCTGTTTCTAATGCAATATAACTGATTTGTATTTCAGAGTCAGGAACAATAGAAAATTGTATAAAGCCACTACTTAAATAATATTTATAATTTAAATCTTGGCTATTAGATGTTTTAAATGATTTTATTTGTGGTTGATAATATATATCATTTGAATTTTTTACATCTATAACTTCTATTAAATCTGTAGGTAAAGCAGCTTGTTTATTTGTAATAGAAAGAGTTACTTCTTTATTTACAAATGTTTTAAATGTACCTATCTTCTTTTCTGCTTCAAAAGCCCACTCTACAAAGGTATTAAATTCTCTAGCCGCATCTTGTACGTCTAAATTTCTAATAACTGCTGCTACTACTTGTTTAACACTAATTCGTGGTTGCATACTAATATTCTTTTACAGTATTAATTAACTCTTTAAATCTTCTTAAAGGTAATATCTTATACCTTTTATATTGTGATGCCCTTTCCCAAACCAACTTATTATAGTAATCATTCAATATAGGCACTTTATATTTAACTATTTTTCCTGTCTTTTCAGATTCATTTACATCTATCTGTACATGAAAAGGTCGTTTATGTAATTCTTTTTTTATATATACTTGCCCCATCTTTTTAGGCATTTGTATTTTTTCTTTTTCTTTTGCTACCTGTTTTATAAATTCTGTTAAAAACAATATTATAATGTTAAAGTAAACAGAATAAGACATTTGTTTATTATTAAATATAAGGCCTTTTCGAATTGTTCTGTATATATCTTTAAGGCTAACATATTTATCTTTGTACTTCTTTAGATTGAGTTTTTTCATCTGTTTGGTTATTTGGAGTGTTAGCAGATAGATTGTAAAGCATTACAACTTCTTTTCCAATAATCTCTTGAGTTAACACACTTAATAATTCTTCTGGCATTGGATAATCTGTTGTATCATCATCTACATAAGAACTAACTTCAGTAGGGTTAGAAAATACAGCTTTAATTTCTAATCTACCACCAGAACTAACAGAGTCGCCTTCAAAAACAAATATTTTAGTATCTGCTAATGAAGCATACTTTCTAGATACACTACTCATAAATCTTGACGATTGAGCAAACATTCTATCATGGTCTTGCACGATAGGTAATAACTCCATAGAAGCATCTACAGCAGACGAATCTCTAAAAGCTATACTTCTTATAGCCCTGTTGTTATTAAAGCCTACTAACGGCTTTAAAGCTGCTCCTGCAGAAGAAGGAGTTAAAACATCTATTTGATAACAAGCTTCAGATGTCTTTCTACCATTGTCTGTATACTTTAATAATAATTCTGCTCTTTTAACATGAATCATATATTTAATTTGACGTAATGATAAATTAGAATCATCAGAACCTACACCGCCTTCTACGATGTTTTTAATGTTGTACGCTATTTCATTTAATGTTGCCATATCTTATTTTTTTAAAAAGAAAGAGCGGTGCAGTGAACACCACAGCCGCTCTTTCAAAGCAAGGGAGCAAAAAGCACCGTTATTTGCTACGTTTAGGACTACCACCACCTAAAACCGTATTTCTTTCAAGAACCTCTGCTTGCATAAGCTGGTATCTTGGGTCTCCTAGCGTTTGTAATATTTTTCTCGCAGCAATTTGAGCTATTTCTTCATATGTATGACCTGGCAAATCTGTGTAATCGTTAGAATACTGCAAATATGTCAAGTCAATAGAAGTTGTTGATGTTAATCCTAATACTTTTAAACTACCACCTTCTTCATAAATAACAGGATTGTTATTGTCTGCTTTATTAAAAGGGTCGTTTAAATAAGCTGAATAATCAGCTATCTGTATAATTTTTACAGAAGTAGTAGGTGAATTAGTAAGCCTAGCCGAAAGTAATCTATAATAAATTGGGTCAGTTTCTGAACTATTTAAAGTAGAAACAGCTACAGTAAATGGTGAAGCAAACGAAACCGTTTCTGTTCTAACCATTTTTTCCAATTTATCTCTTGCATCTTGACTGGCTTCAAATATAGTATAATATTGTTGTAGGAATTCATCTACAGCCATTTCTATATACTCATTTAACTGGTCATTAGAAAAATATGCAGTATCCTCTCGGTCTACAATAGTTCTAATTCTATTTTGAAAATCAGTATCTGATGCAATTCCTAAAGCCATTTATTATGCTTTTACTTTAGTTTTTTTACTAGTTTTCTTAGGCTCTTCACCTCTTAATTCATGCTTAATTAACGCAAAAATATCTTTGTGTTCTTTAAGCCAAACAATAACTTGCTCCTCGTTTGTCCCTATTGCTTCCTTACCGTACATAAAAGTACTATTTTTATAACTAAGATTTTTTGACTTAAGTGCGTCTACAATAAATACTCTGTAGTCTTTTTCTGGGTCAAAATGCACAGACATAAATTGTTCTGGGTTATCTTGTGCCATCTTAATTATTTTTGCTCTTAAAACTTCTGTATTAGACCTTATATTCATCTTGCTTAACTTAGCAAAGTCTACAACATCTTTTACATTCATTTTAGCAGCTTCAATTACAGCTTGAGCAGCATCTAAAGTATTTTTAGTATCCAACTCTTCTTTTTGCTGCATGTCAGTTCTTGTCCAATGAGCAATTATTTCAGGGTGATTTTTTAACCAACTATCTGTTAGCATGTCACCTTCTATAGATTTATTTAAAATAAAAGAAGCTTGATTTGTAACAAATGTAGTATTTAAACCATTTACATCTTTTAATTGATGTAGTTTACCAGTATTGTCTTTGTACTGAGTACCAAAATTAAAGTTGCTAATTCTGTTAAATTTATTGTGCTTGTACACAATTAAGTTTTTTGTAATCTCCATTTTGCTTTTTATTTAATTTAAGTTAAAAACACCCCCTCCGAAGAGGGGATGAATATTTTTATAATTATTTCTAATTATGCATCTTGTGCTGTAACAGCAGCATCAGTCAAGAATGAACCTGATACAATCCATTTTGTACCATTACTTATGCATTTAAATCGGTCACCGACTACAATTTTACTTGCAACTAATGTAATTGAAGCAGTAGCATCAGCTAAATCAGTAACTGCGCCAGCGTCTAATACAAAACCATCAAATAAACCAGCAATTACTATATCGTGAGCGCCACTGTCTGCTGTGCAAACAAAGTCAAACTCAAGACCTGCAGCTTGAGCAGGCATAGTAATCGTAGATGCAGCACCGGTTCCGTTTAAGAAAACAGTAGAACCAGAATCTTCATCTTTTAATGTTAAATCAGTAACAGAAGCAGTACCAGTAAAAGTAATGCAATTTTGTTTCACACCTCTGTGTGATACTAAGTAATTTCCTAAAGCGGACTTACTATACGACTTTAAGTATTTTTCTTCAGCCATTATTTCTATTTATTTATAAGTTTATTAAAATTAAATTGTTAATCCAGCAGGCTTAATTACACCGCAAGATTGTGGGTTACGAACGATTACACCAGACTCAGATAAGATGTGACATTCGAAAGTATCATTCCCATTTGCAGCCATCATAGAAGATGGGTCGTTAGGGTTAATCATACCAGGAACATATTTCTTAACATAGTTTCTGTTATATCCTTCAGCACCTTTAGCAATAAGCTCAACGTTACCTACACCATCTTGAACTGACATATCCATAAATACCATCAATCCAGAAAGTTGTGCAGTATTAAATCCTCCAATAGAAGTTCCGTTTTTAGAACTCATTGTTGCTACGTTAGGGTCATCAAAACATGGGTTGTGTACTAACTTAATGTTATTACCTAATGCAGAGTAAGAAGTAAAGTTACTACCTACAGATACACCTTCACCTGATTTAGATGCAATTAAATTAGAAGCAGCACCCATAGTTGCTAAGTGAGCTTGCATAGCTTGTTGGAATTGAATCATACCTTGCATACCAGTAAATACTACATATTCGTTACCAGTTGCTTTTAATGAATTCAATGATAAGTGACCGATAAATTTCAATAACTCACCTTCTGTAATTCCAACACCTGCAGTAGATAATTGGTTAGCAGAAGCAATTTGAGCTAAGATACCATCACCCATAACAGGTAATGAAGAAGCAGCAGAACCAGCATCACCAGGGAATGAAATATCACCAGCAGCGATAGAACGCTTACCAAACCAACGATTTAATTCAAGTTCGTACATGAATTGGTCAGTCATTTGTTGCTCTTTAGTAAAGTACCATAGTCTGTGACCATTGTGCTCTACCCAAGTAACATCGTGTAAGTCAATACCGTTAATTTTACACTTTCTACGAGAAAGAGTTAAGTGATTACGGTGAGTTTCTGGGTAAGCATACCCTTCACCAACTTCATCACCTAAAGAACCTTGACCATAAGCAGAACCAATTACAGCAACTACTTGTGCAGCAGCAGCATTTGTTGAGCTAAAATCAAAAGCATCAATGTGCTTAATTTCTACACTAGTGTTACCTGCAGATTGAATAGTACCAACAGATGTTACTAATGCAGTAGCACCGCATTCAAAACGAATTACATCGTTATTAGCAAGCATACAAAACTCTCCATCAGCCTCTGTTGAGCGGATAGATAAAGTTCCTGTAGTACCAACAGATGCATTAGTTGCATAAGCAGTCTCCAATACAGCAGGAGCTTTGTAACGTTGCATTACTTTCCATTCGAAAGAACTTCCTCCGATTACTTTTTCACTAGCTCCGAAACCAAGTCGTTCTAGTAAGTACGTCATAGAGTAGCGAGGATACAATTCAATAATTTTCTTCGCAATCTCAGGGTACTTTAGCATATTATTCACGAGTGAATTATCAGCCGTGTTATACGCAGGGTCATATTTCGCACTATAAACCTTCATTTTTTCTTATTTTTTATAAAATTAATTTAACTAATTAATTATACAATTATGATAAGAACGCTTTAGGGTCGAATCCTTCTGACTTTGTCTCGAATGAATTACTACTACGCGTATTCTTGCTTGGAGCTGTTATATTATCAAGAATAGCCGACTTTCCTTGTTCAACGCCTCGCGTTTTCATCATTTTAAAAATCTTATCCTTGTTTTTCCAAAGAAACGCTGCCTCTGCTACGTTGGCATGAGTTTCAAATATTTCTTTAGAAAAATCTCCTTTTGTTATATAACTATATAATTCTTTTTTATCTGCGTTAGACACTTTACCACCAAAAAATTGTTTTTTGTTTTTAATGTGACTTTGTAAGTCTTTTCTGGCTTTTTCTTGACTAGCGCGTTGTTCTTGTTCAGATTTAATTTTAGCATTTCTCAGCTTTTCTCTTTCTGAACGTATATAATTGTTTAACTGTTGACGTATTTGTGTTGCTTCTCGTTTTAACAAGCCAGCATCATTTAATCTAGCAACAGTGTCTTCAATATATTCATCATCATAGTTGGCAGCTTTTAAATCAGCTTTTACCAAATCTAAATCATCATTTTTTAAGAACTCTTGCAAGTTGTTGATGGTATCATTATCCTTTACAGGGTTTTCCATCATATGTTTAACTTGCGAAACAAATTCTTCTTTTGTTTTTGCTTGTACTCCTAACTCTTGACCAACTTCATTCCAATCGAAGCTTTGTGTAGTTTTTTCTACTACGTCCCAGTCTTCATCTACTGGTTTTGACTCCTCAGAGCTATCATTTTCTTCAGACTTCGACTCAACTTCAACTTCACCCCAGTCAAATCCATCTGTATCCTCTTTTTCAACTTCATTGCTCTCTGTTGTTTCTGTTTGCGCTTGTTCGGCAGTATTTTCTGCTTCAACTTGCACTTCTTCAGATACTGGACTTTCTTCAATAGACTGTACTTCTTTAGCTGTGTCAGAGGAAATAAATGCAGTAGCATCAAAGCCACTTTCTTTATTTTGCCCTTCTATTTGTTCAATAATGTTGTTTTCGCTTGCCATTTTGCTTTTTGTTTATAAAACACAAAGATATTAATTTATTTCTTTATGTTTTGTTGATTACTATTACGTTTATACTCGTTTTCATTCATCTGTTCTTGTAAGTCTGCTTTTGCAGCTTCAAGCCTTACTTTATTTTGCTCTTTT